CATTTTGTAGTCTGCGTATTCGGAGCGGTACTGCTCCATGGCAAGACGATACTTAAAGGATTGGCTATCTGGCTCCATGTAGGCATCATGGTCGCTGTAATCAGACGGCTTTTCTGGTTGTGCTGGCTCCTGTGGCTCATTCTTGGATTCAGCCGCTTCCGCGCTGGAACCCTCGCCAGAAAGTGACCGCTCGACCGTAGAAAACACTTCTTGTGCTAGACGCGGATCAGTTTGGACATAGGACCATAACTTATTTACGTCTTCTGCTTGTGTCTTGTACGAATCAAACTCACCTTGCAGCTTGTCAAACTTGGCTTGCCAATCTCGAACACGTTGCTCTTCATTAGAGATTTGCTGCTCAGGTTGCTCTTCGGCTACCTGCTGCTGCGGAACCCCTTCATCTGGAGCGGAAAACGCTTGGTCTTCAGAAGATATTTCTGGAAAAAGATCAGCAAACGGGTCGCTTGACTCTGCTTCCATCACATCTTCATAAGCGCTTTCAGTTTCGTTTGATAATGCCATTATGTTTGCAATGTTTGTTTTAAATATAACGATCAATAAAACTCATATCAAGAATCAGAATTTTTAGATTCCATTCTTGCTTGAGCTTTATAAATTTGTGCAGCCGCTTGAGCGTCTGACACAATTTTGTGCATATCAGCATCTGCTTTTGCAACACTAACGCGTTGACGAGCGCTGATAGATTCGCGGTCTGCCGTTTGCAGATCGCCTTTAAGCTGTTTGTTTTCCTCAGCAAGCATCTGAACCTGCTGCTGAAGCTGTGAAACAACAGACATGCGCTCCATAACTCCCTGCGCGTCTACAATATCTGTTTTCTTCAGAACCTCAGACTGGTCAATAATGCCCATCTGGTACATCTGCATGTAGTATTCCAGCAACGCCCAGCGGTTAGATGGCAGCGTAGAGCCAGCAACCATGCGAACGTCATACTGACCAACGCTAAGGTCATTAATACGCAGTGCATCACCAGTGCGGTCATCGTAGGACCAGAAGTTTATGACCGTTTCTTTAATACGATTATTTGCCTGAAGCAAGCGAATTACTCGCTCTTCTCGGTAGGCATATTGCATAAACTGAAGCGCAACGCGAGCAACCTGCGATAAGGCAGATTCAATGTCATCAAGCTTGGATTTAATCCGTCGCTGACCGTATTCGTCAATGGCAAGCGTTCCGCGATACGTATTAGGCGCTCCAGTTGGATCTCCCTGCTGTACGGAGAAAACACCAAGCTCACGCTCAATCTGCATACGCAACTCAGCAGCGTAACTAAAGAGTGCGGCTGGCGGTGCAAGTGGCGAGATTACCTGCGGCACTCCCATCTCAGCATCAAACTCAATAACGGCTGCCCCGCTCTTGGCAAAGTCCATCTCAATGTTATCCATGTCAACAGAGCCTCGCGGAACAAACACCTTAACGTTAGTGCTGTTGGCAAGGTTGGCTATGATCTGACTATGGATCTTATTGACAGACTCCTGAATAGGCTTTACAAACTCAACGTCACTCATTGGATAGGGATCGTGGTCCCAGCGTCCATGAATAGGTGTGAGTGGGTAGTGGCTAATTGGCAGGTAACCTTTCCAGTACAATTGATTGCCAATCGTAATAATGTGCATTACGCGGTCAAGCAATACGCGGCGTCGCACAATCTGACCAATCTCAATTAGCTCAGCGTTGTTTGTGAGCTTGATGGTGGCAACGTTGCCCTGTTCATCAATGGGGATGGTATAGATCTGATCGTCTTCTGTTGGCTCTGCTTGCTCCAAGAGCTGAAGAGCTGACTGTACCATGTCTCCAATGAAGAACTGCTGGCTTCCGTCAGGCATTGCGATAATGACTGCTGGAGTTTCAAGGTATTGCTCAAATTCTTCTGGCAAGTACACTTGCTCAACTCCAGTTGGGCGCTCAGCAACGTGCTGATACTCGATTCTAACTTTCGTGTAGCGCTCAAGAATTTGATAGCGGCTATGGTGGTTATCGTAAACGCGACCACGAGTAAACCCGCCATCACCTTTAAGAGAAGAAGTGAACTCATCATAATTGTCATGGATAGTGTCTGCTGCTGGCAGCACCTCCGAGGCATCGGGCCAGATCGCAAGAATCTGCTCCGCTGTCATAAGGTTTTTGATTAGGATGTGGCTTGCATCGCGCCACAAGCGGTCACGGCTGTTTGGGTCTGGGTACACCATCAGGGAGTCAATAGCGCGAAAGCGTACAGCACCCTTGCCGTAATCTGCGTCTGGGTCAACATAAGTTTGAATTACGCCGCGCCCAGTTTGGTAGTAGTCAAAAAGCGCAATCTTAAGCTGTTCGTTGCCGTGAGACTTATACCAGTCGTGAGCAACAACATCGCTAATAGCGCTTGCTGTTTTAACGTCAGAGTCTTCTTCAGCGGTTGCCTGAAACGACGGGGTGTTGGCGGTTAACATAGCAACGGCTTGCTCCATTGCTGGCCACAAAACGTTGATTGGCGTTGCCGCCTGACCTCGCTCGTTCAGTACGTCAATCTGCTCTTTGGTAAACTGAACGTTGTGAACAAAATCTTTGGACTCTCGTCCACGAGTAGACCACTCATACTGTGCATCAGAATAGTGCTGATACAATTCTTCTGTCAGCTCAACGTCACGATCTGTACTCGTGTCTTCCGTTGGCTGCTCTAAGTTTTCGTATTCGTGTGTATTAGGATTAAAGTGGTCGCCAATCATTCTATCATCCAATCGTAGGTACGTTTATTTTGCAATTTACGATTGTTTTTCGTATCAGACAAAATAACGTCGTGGTAAGGTGGGAACGCGCCCTTTATTGCATAAAAGAAAGCATCAATAGTATCGTCGTGCTTTCCTCGTGGGAAGATAAGAAGTTCATCTTGAAAATCTTCCATGTTATTTGTTTCCTTGTGGCTTTTCCTAAGATGTACGTTACCACGCGCAAACATTGGTTGCAATCCTTCTAGGCGCTCTGTTTTTCCTTGTCGCGGATTATTTTTTATATCAAGGCCAGGGATATACATACCCCTATCTCTTCTTATGTAGTCTGAAATCATAGACTGATACCCAACCGTTTCAATCTGGCTTTTCATTGGGCGATACTTTCTGTAATAGTCTATAATCTGATTGGCTACATCAATAGGCTTTAAGCGTTTCCGCAGGTAATCAATACAGTAGACGTTCCTTTCTGCGTCCATCGCAATAACAAAGATACACGTGTAGTCACTACGCCGCGAGAGCGTGGACGCTGGATCAACTCCCATGAATAAGTTGACAGGAACATTTCGTCCATTGATGACCAAATAGCTTTTTTTGTTTTCATCTGTCTTGAGTTCTCCTTCCCAGTAGCGAAGGTAACTGTGATTAAAAAGCTGATCCTCGTCACCAATGACCTCGCACATAAACTCGCGGTAAAACGAACTGATGCGCCCTATTTCATCAAGCGACCTCTTTCTTTTGAGCAGTTTATCTAGCGGCCAGATTTCAGGCCAGAGAGCCTTTTGCACTCCCTCTTCTGTATAGATTGCTTTATAGTGTAGCGTTGTCCACTCTTCCATTTCGCCAAGAGTAAACACCAAGCTGTTCTGAACCAAAGGCGTACCAACATTAATAACTCGCCCGCCTTTACCCAGCGCTGGCATAATAGCCTGAACAAATCGCCTAAAAGTTTTATCAACTGCATCCTGTGTCTTTGTGTTTTCCTCACTTTCAATATCGTCCCCAACAATAAGGGATGGGCGCATACCATCAATGTTGAGTCCGCGTATCTGCTGTTCCCAACCCTTACACATAATTACAGAGCCATTATCCAAATGGATAATATCCTCTCTCCACGTTTGGGCATTTTGACTAGCGTGGTAGCCAAAGATGGTGTGGAAGTGCCTATTGTGCTCCAGAATGTTTTTGATTGTGGTCAGCGTGTTAACGGCTGACTGCCTACTCTTAGATGTTAGTAGGACAAACTTTGGCTTAGGCGCTTTGCCATTGTGCAGGTCTTCGCAGAAGATGTGCCATAGCGGGTAGACCTGTGCGGTTAACGTTGTTTTGGCGTGACCGCGCGGAGCAATAATGTTAAGAAGCTCTTTCTTTTGATCCATAAGATGATCCACTATTTCGCGGTGCATCTTTGGACTCTTCTCGCTAAAAAGCATGGGTAGGCAAGCCTTACCCATAAAAAGCATATCCTTTACGCAGCTATCAAATACTTCCTGATTTGTCACCAGTGGATGCGACGATTAGTTGCTTTTGTTTTGCTTTGTGTTTTGGTGCCTACTGAATTAGATGAAACTACCTTTGCCATAAAACCACTAGAAGTTTTTTAACCTATCTATCGCATTGTTTACAAGAGTGCGGATTTTTTCTTTTTCTCCGTACCCAGAGGTTTTTCCAGTATTTTTGTTTTTATACAGGCTTCCATATCTAACATCAAAATTATCAAAAGGATAACCCCTGTCTCCAGTCATTAGATTCAAAAGAGCGTATGATGCAATATCCGCGTCAAACTCTTGCCCAGACCCAATCTTATCTCCAGCCATTGATGGCCCATATATACCAGATAAACTTTTGTTATCTAAGTCTGGAAGTCTCTCTTGATAAAGATGAGCAATTTCATGGGCAAACGTTCGAAGACTGTCTTCTTTGCTAAAAACATTTGCCATACTGGTTATATAGCCGCCCTTCTTATCAAATCGTTCTGGGGCAAGAAAAATAGTATCCCCTCTAGTAGACATTCTGTTAGGGCGACGCTTGTACTCTCCAAGAGCGTTATAATTAATAAGATTTGGGTCTTCTTGAACAACGGGCATGGGGATACCCAGTTTATATAGTTTCTTTGCAGTTTCTGCGTAAAGAGCCCTTTCGTTAGAAGATAGATTCGCGTTTATGTCAACAGTTTGGGGACTATTTGCCTCTGCGTACCTAAACAAACGTGTTGCCAAGCGTGATGCGGCAGTGCCAACAAGACCACCCTGCTGCTTCCTAGCAATATCTCCAAGGATAGAGGCGGCTCTGCCAGCAAGCGAGTTAGCAGCAATTTGATTAATATCCTCTGATATTACGCCTTCTTCTTCCATTATCGTCTATACAAAACGTTTTTGGATTGAGAGTGACCGTACTGATTAACGTGCTGAAGCTGTTTAGCGCCAGAGGCAACGCGGGCTTGCGGTGAAGCAAGCATCGTGTTCATTAGCTCTCGCTTATCCATAGCAAGATCAAGAGCAGACATACCGTAGTAGCCCATTTGGGGCTCCTGCTTGCGGTACTCCATGGCTTTAGAAAGGGCCATTTGAGCAGAGTCAATGGCTCTCCGCTTTCTAATCTGCATCAGCGCATCAATAGCGCCCTGCATTTCCATGAGTTGCTGCTCGTTCATCAGAACATAGATGTTTGGTTTTCTTTCTTGACGCGCCTACTTGCGCGCCAGTCTGCCTCAATCTGCGGGTCACAAATTGTACAGACATAAGATCCTGATTTTGTAGGAAAAAGTCTAACGGCCCAATTAATATTTTCAACTGGATCTTTTACCCACTGTGTAGAATCTTTTCCGCAAATATGACAGCGGTTATTATGCTTTTTTGCGTCCACGTTTTTTGGGTGCTGGCTTGGCTTCAACGGGTTTTTCTACAACTTCAGGAGCTTTCGCAGAAGGCAAGCCATTAATGTTGTATTCGTGCGCAGTACGCATGGCAGCGCGTTTGTCCATTGAGTCCGTTACAGCGTTGTTGCTCTCAGAGTCAATAACGCAGTATCCAGCGGCGGTAGGCCAAATTTTATAGCTCATTGGTCAATTAGTTTGGTTTCTTCTTTAGCAGCAATAAGGTGGTCAAACCTGATGCCGCCCTCAAGTTTTTCTGTAACAGTTACTTTGTCTGGTACAAGGTCAAGCATTTCAATAAACTGCTTGTTTGCCTTTTCTGCAACGCCAAGTTGACCAGAGTCAATAGCGTCCTGTATGATTTGCTGATGTTGGGTAATGACATGCGCTGGCGTAATGCCATGCTCAGCCATTAGCCCAGTCAGCTCTGTCTTAAGCATAGCCTTTCCAGTCTTGGTTCGAACCGCCCTCAAAAAAGTTGCTTCGGGTATTTTTTGATCGGGTCGGTATATGTTTCCTATTTCCTTTAATTGGTCTTCGGATAGTGTTCCTTTTTGTGTGACGTACAAAAAAGCATACTTCTTAAGAGCATCCTTAAAGCGTTTGCCAGCCAAAGAGTACTCGTAAGAACGTTTGGGGCTGTGCCAAGAATATACGCCAGCGTCGCGGAAATCCTCGTACTTAAGTTGGCGGCTGCTGCCTGTACTCCATACGCGGCAGTACGGTAGGATAAACTCGTACTTGTCCCGACCCCTAAAGGAGTACGGGCCGTTAGCCCTAATAATCTGAGCAACGTAGCCGTCGTCTGATATGACCCAATCCCCCGCTCCCTTGGCTTTTTTGTAATGGACGTACTCTATACCAGCGGTGTCTGCCTCTTCCTGCGTGTAGATGCAGTATTCTCGTTTGGCTTTAACGCCAGTTGAGTCCTTAAGCGTGCGAGTAATCCTATCCATCAGCTTGTACCTCTAAAACCAATGGAGCGTTTTAAGCGTATGAACTTAAGTTTAGCCCAGCGCTTGGCCCGAAGCAACGGGTCGTTCTGTTTAGCCCAGCGGTTCCATACCTTGATAGGATCTTCAGTCGAGTCGTAAAGGATCATTTTGCATCTGCTCCAGCAGCAGCCCTTTTAGGAGTACCATGTACCCAATTATGTCGTGGATAGCGTCTTCAAAAGATTCACCCTCTACAAAAGAGCGGCCCTGATCCATAAAAGACCTAATGCGCTGCATTTTGTCCTGCACACGTATCATTAGCCCCCTTTCTGGCGGTACTCCTTCTAGCTCAGATAGCCTGAAATTAGCAAACGGATCTTCTGAAACGCCTGTATAATCAGCGTTTTTCTGACGCAACGTGGTGACTATCTCATTAAAAGTAGCCTCTATCATTGCCTCATACTGTGGTTTTGTCATTTAGTAGCCCTGCGAACGGCTCGGCGCTCTGCTTCTGTGTAATCAGCGTACTGCTCTCCTCGCCTATTAGCCTTGCGTTTCTTCTTGTTGCCAGCAGCCTTCTGCCTTGGGCTTAGAGATTGCCTTGCACTCTTTGGGAGGTAGCGGGAGTCGCCTTCTTTACCAGCGTAGTCCCAGTCCTCATCAGTCCAATCAGCAAGGTCGCGCTGTGATTTGCGTCGTGCCATTAGTCTTTATAGCCTCCACCCTTAGCTTTGTACTGCTTGGCAAGCATCTGCGCCTTTCTAGCGCTCCACTGCCCCGCTTTACCACCCTTCTTACTAGCAAGTATGCTGTAAAAGAGCCGCTCTCTCATGGAGGGTTTGGTATAGTTACCAGCCTCGTTAACTCTAGACTTTTTCTTTTCAGCCATTACCTTTTCTTTTTTGCGGCTGTTTTTTTCTTGGCCATAGCTTTTTTAGCTGCTTTCTTACCAGCGGCTGTGTACGGGTACACTTTCTTTCCAACTTTAGGCATTATTGCTACCATTTAACTTTATGTGACCAGTAGCGGGCGCTCAGCTTGTCTGGGCTCGCATCCTGTGCATTATGACGGGCATAGTAGGACTTCTTTCTGGCCTTGTCTTTAGCCGTTTTAGGGCTCTTACCAGCCCCTTTAACACCCTGTTGACCAAAGCGAACAAGTTTAACAGTTTCGCCTTTCTTGGCAAGTACAGCGTGTGACTTCTTGGGGTGGCTAGGAGTCCTCTTAGGCTTGTTATAGCCAGCAAACTTCTCACCACGGTACTCAATAGCCATAGTAACAACAGGGTATAATTAGGGCCAGAAACGATAACCCGTCCCGCGTAGCGGGACACAGCGCGTCAGCGCTGTTACCGAACCCAACCTATAAAAAAAGAACTACTTTTTAAAGATTAGCTCCCACTTTTTCTCCCATTCCTTAATAGTAACGGTAGTAGGTCGCCTTTTACTTCCTTTACCACTCATTCTTTGATACAATAAACCTATTAGAGTGTGAAATGGCGCAAAAGCCAGCAGATATGGTCCGTATTCACCACCATACGTAGGGAAATCTACCCAGTTTGGTCTACGCAAGCCCCGTAAGGTGCGGATATTACCCCGCATTTGCGCCCAAGTAGCTCACAGCGGCTCCTTTGATATTGGTTACTTAACTAACAAGCGGCTGTTTTTGCTGTCTGCTGCAAGAATATAACTATTAGCGCCAGTGCGTACAAACCCAAAATTTGTTGTAGAGTCAGTGACGGTGATATGTACTGCAAACGGCGTCTTGTTTAGGGTGTATAGGGGGTTTTTTACGTTAGAATTTTACGTTAAGCCCTGCTTCGCTCGCTGTGCTCGCTCGCAGAGTTCGCTACGCTCACTGTTCCCCACCTACACACGCGCACACACGCTACGCTATGTACTATAAATCCTTACGCTCACGCACTACGCACTCTCTCCTTCGTGCTACCGTTCTTGTTAGTGTGAGGATACTTTCCTCTTTGTTCATGTTCTCGTTAATCAACCATGGAGGTTGTTATGTCCCGTTTAAGTTTTACTTCTAAAGCAATGCCGTCTACCAAAGTTTGCTTTGGTCTGGACCTTGCAGGAACTCAGTACGCAGGCTATTGGGTTCAGGTTTGGGAAGACGGCAAAGACGAACCTATCATTGATCGAGATACTCGCGGGTATTTTGACAATAGCGATAGCCTATGCTCTCGTGGCGAAATCCTTGATATTCTTAATTATCACGGTTGCGACGAGGAGTATGTCCACCGCATTGCCATGGATCTCGACCCTGCTGGTTGACCGTGGCACAAAGCCAAAGCCTCCGAAAGGGGGCTTGGCTTTCTTTCTAACCACCATTCTGGTTAGTGTGATGAGGCGATACGCGTTTCATCATTACCCTTGTTAACTCTAGATCTAAACTAGGAGGTTTAGTTATGAGTAATCTTACTTCTATGGCCGCTGTAATCCTGTCACGCGAAACGGCAAACGATTCGTTGCAGGAAACGAACGTTGACGCTGTGATGGAAAACCCTCGCAGTGAAGAAGCGGCTCTCGCCATTGAGTACCTCATCGAGAATTGGGAAGAGGTTTGCATTGCCGCCCGCTTCATTGGTGACGGCGGCGCGGCCTACCAAGAAGCCTATGAGCGTATCAAGCGCTACGTAGGCTTCCTTCAGTCAAAGACTGGAGCAGTCAGCGACATGTTAGACGCTGACTTCTACCGCGCGAAGGTGAAGAACGACTTCCGCACTACGCCCGATGGTGTAGAGCGAAGCTTCATCGTGCGCTTGAGCCCATCCAAAGCTCGCAAGTCAGAAGGCTTCGCCATCTGAGCGCAAGAGCCCCCCTCACGGGGGGCCTTGCTTTTTATTGGTGCTCGCTTCGCTCGCGCATCATGCATGATTCATGCTTTGCATGAACCTTAGAGACCATGAACTGTGAAACAGAATCAAAACAGGAGGCTTTGCAATGACAAACATTGAACCGCCCAAACAAGACAAGTCCTTTGATATATTCTCCTACATCGTAATAGCAGGAGCAATAATCTATTTTGGATTGTCTTTAATATTGCGGTAGGGATCTTTTCCCTACCATTTTTGTTAGTGTGGTGGGGATGGCATCGCTGTCCCCACCCATTCAACGTATCAAAACAAGGAGGCAGTCATGAATGACTATCAAGTAGATCTTGCAGTTGATCTGCTCAGAGATGCCGAACTAATAAAGAGTATTGATCTTTATGACAGGCTTAAAACTCTTGAGTGGAAAAAAGTCGTGCATGGCTCTTGGCACGCCAAATTCCATAACTTCAGAAACAAGAAAACGCTTTCGCTTTCTATTGGAACTGGAGAGTGGTATGGCAGCGAACATGTTAGCTCAAAGCAAGAGGCTTTGGAGGCAGAACAGTATGAGGTTGCCGTACTTGACATTGACAAACAGGACGGGGAGGAGTTTGTAACCGCAGACTTTTTCAACACAGGAGATAGCATAGCAAGAGTGTCAAGGACACAACTTGCTAACTTCCTGATGAACAACTCAAAATAAAAGGAGGATTGTCATGGGACTTGACATGTACTTACACAGGAAAACCTATGTGAAAAACTGGCCAACCACCAAGCCAGAAGATCGCATGGAAATGATTCTATATGGAAATGCAAGAGGTGTTGATCCAGAAAAGATTAAGTACATCATAGAAGAAGTTGGCTACTGGAGAAAAGCCAATGCTATTCATGGTTGGATTGTAGACAACTGCGCAGATGGAGTAGATGACTGCCAGCCAATTTACATGCCAAAGCAAAAGCTTGAAGAGTTACATAAACTTTCCTGCTTTGTTCTTGGTAGCAAAGATGATTCTAATGCAGAGGAAATTGCATTAGAGCATCTACCGCCGATGGGTGGCTTTTTCTTTGGCCCAACAGAGATTGGAGAGTGGTACTGGGAAGACATCAAGGATACTGTCAGCATCTTGGCAGAAGTACTTAAGTTTGACTTAGACAAGTCTGAAATCACATACCAAGCCAGTTGGTAGAGCCAATGAAAACGTTTGAGCAAGAGCGGCTTGAGTATATCAAGCGCTTTGGATTAGAGCCCCCCAAATGTCAGTCTTGCAAAGGACGCGGCACTTTGGAGGGTTGGAACTACAACAAGGAAATGGAAACTAATAACATCTGTGAGTTTTGTGATGGCAACGGCTATCACACAATCAAAACATCAGAAGCTATCGCAAAAACATAAAACAGAGGACAGAGATGCCTAGACCAGTAGAGGGGGAGGGTCATGTAAAAAGGTGGAATAAAAAACAACCACCTATAACCTTTCGCTGCCCTAATCCAGAGTACAAGGAACGCTTAGACATTCACGCGAAGAAGGAAGGGCATGACTCTTTATCTGCGTTTGTGCTTTCGTCTCTGACCAAGCACATGGATAACCACGACACCAGATACACCAAACCTAAAACAAACGTCATGAACTGGAGAATCAAAAAAGCACTAGAAGAAGCATCAGTTCTAATCATTGAACTTGCTGTATTTATAGCATTTGCTGGAATCTGCCTACTTATAGGATACTACGTTGGCCACGATGCTGGACAAGGAGATGGTTTTATCCAAGCATATAACTATCTAAACGACATGCACATGCCATGAACTACACAATAAAAGAAAAGCGTGAAAGTTTAGAAACAGCCTCTCTTGAGTCTGGAGTATCAAAAATACTATCAAGCAACGAGGGCAAACTAAACATGGAAGAGGCTGTAACCATTTACAAACACGCTAGCCACCTGCTTCCACAAAAGCTTAAGCCATACGTTGAGTCTTGGCTTACGGACAGGGTTGAAGAAACATGCCAGCGCTCGCGCGGTATGACCTCAATGAAAACCGACCGCAGGAAAGTCTCACGCAAAAACCCTAAAAACCTATAATGTTAGACATAACAGAATGGCTTGAAGAACTAGGAGCCAGTATCAATCAGGTCCTAGATAAACAGCCAGAAAAACCAGTAGAAATACTTAAGCTTTTATCTGAAAAAACAGACACTCCAGTAGACGCTGTGTTTTTTATGATGCAAGCTACGTTTCTAATTCTGTTATCGTTTGACGAAAACCCAAACTGGGAAGAAGAACCATCCAGAGCTGGCTTGTTACCAGCAATCTTTTACCTATGCGAACAGTGGGCAGAAGATCAGCTTGCGCTTGCTGATGAAATCAAGGCATCAAAGCAAGTGCCAAGCGAACTCATGGATGAGATCTACAACATCATAAACAATAGAGGAAATCAAAATGGAAGTACATCAGACCAACCAGACTCAGATTCTGGAGACGAAAACCCAACTGATTGAAACTGCAAAGAATGGCATTCAGTGGGACTCTGAAGTCAACTTTGTACCAGCCCACACTCACAATGGCAACGTTGCTGGCTATGCAACAGAGGCTGTTGGTGCGGATGGCAAAACAGAAGTGCTTGGTCGTGTAGGAGAAAACTATTTGCTTTTGCACAACAAAGAACTTCTTGATGAGGTGGAGTACTGGATTGGGATGAACAGCGATCCAGTCAGAATCTTTTGGGATGGCTCCAGATTTGCTGCCGTCTATGAGTTCGATACTCAAAGCCCAAGCTTTGATGCTTCTGGAAATCAGAGAGATCTAAAGCTTTCGCTGCTTGTCAAGAACTCATACAACGGTGCATGGAAAGCAGAAGTCAGTCTCATGATCTTGGATGCTTTCTGCATGAACGGCATGGTACTTGGCAAGCGCTTTGGCACAGTCAAGTTTCGTCACACCAAAAAGGATCAATCTAATTGGTGCTGGACGAATGATCTTGCCAATATTGGTCCAATGGTTCAGCAAGCAGCACAAAACCAGTTGCCAGAGTTTGCTAATCATATCAGCAAACTTGCAGACATGGAGGTTAAGCGCTGGCATCTTCAGGCTTTGTTTGGCGCACAAGCACAGACAAAGATTGGCAACGCCGTTGCTGGTACAATTGTGCAGCGCTGGCTAGACCATGAGGAAAATAGCCTTCATGGATTGCTTTCAGCTGGCACTAACGTGTTGTGGCACAACGATGCAAAGTCGTTTACCTCACGTAGTTTCGACATGAATGAGGCTTACGTTAATGCTTTCATGGAACTCGCATGATACGGGCTTTGTATAAGCTCTGGCTGATCAACAAGAAGCTCCCTTTGTATAACGCAAGGGGGGCTTCTTTCAGCCTATGGAAAACAGTATCCCGAGCCATTGAGCGAGAAGCATACGAAAGGGTTACACTTAAAAGACAAATAGAAGACAGAGAGGAAAACTATGAACTGTTTAATCTTTGATGCAGACAGGAGTACCGCGTCAATAGGAGGCCGCTCAAAAATCAAGGACGACCTTGGGTTTGAGCCCGTATCAGTAACGCATGGGGTAGACCAGATAAGCGCGTTGCTTGACAAAATCACAACAGAAAACAAAGTGGAGATCAAGCATGAACTATTTGCAGATACAGGCGGCGCTGAAATCCGCTACCAAATTTCTGAAACTGCTTCAAACATTGGCCTTTCTGGTATCGTTATTGATTCCTTATCTGTGGCGGGCAACCAAACTCGCGAGCAGATTATGCGTGAACATCGCGCAGTCAATATGGACCTACAACTATGGGGTAAGTATGGCGAGAAGATGATTCGCTTTGTACAAAAACTGTGCAAGCTTGAAGCCCCAGTAGTTGTTACCGCTCACGTTGATCGTGGGCAAGACGAAAACGGTGGACCGTTAGAAGTTCCTGACCTTAAGGGATCAGCCAAAACGTCTGCCGCTCGCTACTTTGATATAGTAGCGTATTCTATTGTTAGCCGCAATCGCAAAGGCGAAGCATCGTATTCGTGGCAGATTGTATCAGACAATAGGAGAACACAGGCAAAAAGCAGATTGCCTTACCCATCAGAGACTGGAATCATTGACCAAGACTTTGGGCCACTTATCGCTCACTACCGTGAGAATGATATACCAAACCCAAAGATCTTAATCATTGGTGACTCTGGAGCAGGTAAAACAACTGCACTTAAAACACTCTCAAAAGTAAACTAAGAAGATAATGGGATTCTTTGAAAGCCCTGCAAAGGGCAGTACAACAAACAACAGCAACCGTCTTGGTTCACACGAAGATGGCGCTGTATACGTTAAACGTGGCCGCATTGAGAAGGCTACCTACTCAGAAAACGCAAGCATTGGCTCCAAGGGGACAGTGGTTGACGTTATGATAGGTCTTGAACTTGATACAGGAGCTGGCTTTGCAAAGTCTACGGACATTCTGGGCTGGTTCAAAAAGATTGCTACTGCACACGGTGAAGTAGCTTCTGGTCTTGGCAGCTTGTTCAAGGTCAAGCAACTTATCAAGGCAACTGGTACAGACACGGCAAAGGTGTTGCAGTCTGCTGATATTGAAGCATCTGATCTTGATGAGAAGAACTTCAATGAGTCAGCATGGCGCAATCTCTTTGATGCTGCCGTCAAGGAAATGGTAGGACAGGAGGTTGTCTACCTTGAGTATGCCGCATATCAAAAGAACAACGGCAAAACAGGGTATGACGTTTACGACATATTCTACTCAGTAGGTGACAGCGATGAGGATGCTCAGAAAGCAGGTGATGCTCTTTACAAGAGCTTCATGAAACAAGTTAGTGGAGGGTGGGTAAAGCGCTACAATCCCGACTTGCTAAGTGCGGGTGGTGACAGCGCCCCGTCTGAACCTGCCTCGCTTAGCGTGTCTTCTAGCGAATCAGAGCAAGTACCCTTTTAGCTCTGAAATAGCGGCGGGGTCTACCTCCAACCCTTGATAACGGTGTCGCTCTACCTAAGCCGCGCAAATGAGCAGAGACAGTGTGCTGGTGCACCCCCTATCCCGTAGGGCAGCGGTTCGATTCCGTTGCTGTCTCCTGCTGAAGCCTGAAGTACAGGTGGAAGCCATTTCATATAGTGAGAAAGGCATAATGTAAGCCCTTTCCGCTTTGTGGGGTGTGGGCGATAAGGTTTAGTAAAGGTCAGCTGTGGGAGCTGGCCTTTGCTATTTATACAAGTGAGGTAAAAAATGGATTACGTAAAAGACCAACAACTATCACCGCCAGACCCAGCAGCAAAGTGCCGCATATGCGAGTGTGCTGCATACAGCTATGCTACCCTTGAGAACGGGCTATGCGATAACTGTGTAGAAGATTACGTCTGCATAGAGTGCGGAGAAGAAATGGGCGAGGATCAAGAAACAGATAAATACGGGTACTGCCAAATATGCGCAGAGTGGATTAACTCTTAATCAAAATAAGTGGAGGCACACAATGAAAAAGAAGTTCAAAAATAAGCTGATGCACCGCATAGCATCAATACTTGAGGAACACATAAATGCCAGAGACAGCGATGAAAGAGTTGTATGGCATTACATTGCTAATTACTATGGTGATCCTGCTGACTTATCAGCACAAGAACTTTTAATGGCGATGCACAACCGCACGATGCCGCGCTTTGAGTCAATCTCAAGGGCTCGCAGAAAGGTTCAAGAAGAAAGAGAAGACCTTCGCGGGGAAACCTATGCTGGTCGCAAGCGGAGGGCAACTCAAATGAAAACCTTATTCAAGAAATAATGCTAGGCTTCGAAGGATCTCACACATCGTACAGCAACAGAGGGTTGCTGCTAACTGAATCAGATCTATTATCAGAAGCGTGGCTCAAACAGTGCGAAAAGAATCAGGCGCATAACAGTATGTTTGCGTTTGATTACGATGAGCTAAAAGAGTTCTTGAACCAAAACAGTTACATGTCAAAGCGTTTCAATGGAAATGCTTACATGAAAACTATTGTCTTAGACTTTGACGGAGCTGCTGTTGATATATCACAAACACTAGTGGAGGTAAGAAATTATGTTAGGTACATCATGTCCTATTTGGACGTGCCAGAAGACTACATCAAAGTGTGGTTTAGTGGATACAAGGGGTTTCATGTAGAGCTAGATGGAAGACTTTTTGGCATCCCGCCATCAAGTGCGTTGCCAGAAATAATGAAGGCAACCATCTACGAAAACATGAACCACCCGCTGATTGACCTATCGCCAGTCAACACTGCTGGTCTAATCAGAGCACCGTTCAGCAAGCACAAAAACGGGACATTCAAAACTTTGATACCGCTCAAAGATTTGTTTTCCCAGCAAGCGCCAGCGCTTGGTGTCATGCCAAGTATGCTCAAGAGGCTATCCTTTATTGAGTGGCCAGAAGAAGACCCAGAGCCAGTCCTTCGCAGGATCGTTGCAACGCCACGTATAGCGCGCAGAAACTCAGAGAGTACTACGGTATCATCTCATGACCCAACGCGCCTTGTAACGTGTATGCAGACGCTCATAGCGCAAGGGCCCAAGAGGGGGCGCAGACACCAAGACATACTCAGACTGTCTAGCTGGCTTTGGCGCAGCGGATTGCCCTACGAGTATGCAGTCAAGACTTTAGATGGGTGGCTACCAGATGAAGAACTTCTGCGCATAGTCAAAAACACTTACGATAAAGGGTACACTTACGGATGCAAAGACCAAGTAATGCAAGAGTATTGCAGCTCGTCTTGCATCTTCAACAAGAAAAAGGATTACTCTATGTATGTTCAATCACACGATGAGCTTGCAAAGAATCTTGCTAATTACATAAGCTTGATAGACGAGGGCAAAGGATTTAATTTGTATAGCCTTTACGGACAGCAGTCCAACAAAGAATACAGAATATTGCCCTCAAGCCTAACGCTTGTCATGGCTGATACTGGTATTGGCAAGAGTCTTTTTGTGCAAGACATGCTTGTTAAGATGAAAAAGAAAACGCTATACCTAAATCTGGAAATGCCAGAAGCACTGGTTACAAGGCGTTTTATACAGTGTTCTAACGGCATGACCAAGCAAGAGGTAGAGGATGCTATTAGAGACGGTCAGGTAAACGAGCTTGTATCAAAACTTGACTGGCTTAAGATGGTATCAGATGCTCCAACACTTGATGCTGTTGAGCGCGCATGTATGCAGTACAAACCAGAGTTTGTTGTTATTGACACCACAGATGGGATCAGCGTACCAGAAGCGGGTAACAACGAAATGTGGCATCTCAGAGTTATCATTGAAGGGTTGCGCAAGATTGCACAGGCAAGCAATACAACAATCTTTGCCATTCACCATATCAACAAGAGTGGATCAAGGGCTATCAATGGAGAAGACTTTTCAGAAACAGCAAGGTCTATATCGTTAAACGATGCAACTGGCAACAGAAGCAACGTCACAAAGATGGACCACGTTATTGCTATTGAGGGAGAACGAACCAGTTACACAAGGCGCATCAAGACCATCAAGAACAGGGATGGAGAGCCTTTTGAGTTGCAGGTCAAGTTTGACTTCCCGCGCATGCAGGTTGTATCTGAGTCTTCTCGTTCCAGATCTGCTACATTCTAAAAAGGGCGGCGGGGTGGCCAATCCACACGGCCAAACCCCGCCCGCCCCAATTGGGAATCATTCCCAATTCCCAATTACCAATTAGGAAAACCCAATGCTCGAATACACAGACATTGAACGACACAATGTATCGCAAGAGGAATACTTTCAGATGGAGGGAATATCCAACAGCGACATGAAGTTGTTCAAACAACACCCACGCAAGTACAAGTACAAAGAAAACATTGACAGTCCAGCATTTGCATTTGGCTCAGCGTTTGACACGTACTTGCTTGAACCAGATCTGTTTGATGACCGCATAGAGATTGCACCAGACAATCTCAAGATGCCGTCAACAGACTTGCAGATGAAACTGGCAGCAGCGCTCTCAAAGAACGCGTCCAACATTGCGCTAGCCTTTGAAGAAGCTGGCTACAAACGCGTTGACATGAAAAAGGCAAAAGATCTTATGCCGTATGCCGATTTTCTAAGACGCGTTGATGAAAAGATTGTCATTAGCAGAGAATCTTTCTATCGCATTATGACTATGGCAGCTAATGTTCGAAAGCACAACGTTGCAAGAGCGTGCTTAGAGGAATCAGAAAAGCAGCTAGTGTATACCGCTACACATGCTCCTACTGGACTTAAGGTAAAGGGAATGATTGACATGGGCGTTGTTGCTGGTGGCAGCTCAACGTCAGCTATCATGATTGTTGACCTTAAGACAACCTCATTCCCGCTGTATCAGATGCAAGAAACGATAGACAAGTATGGCTATGAGTACCAGCTTGCTCACTATTCTGCTCTTGCTGGTGCCAATGAATCTGCTGGCATCATGGCTGTTGAGTCAAAAGGATACCACGAAGTAGGAATGTTTCGCATCAACAGAGATACAATCACCAAGCGTCAGGAAGAAATTAGCGCCACCCTCAAAGAAATGTTTCTGTCAAAGCAGAGATACGACTTTGAAGAGCGAGCTACATACGACACATGGGTGGAATTGTAAAGGACAAACGTTGTCCGATTGTGTCCGATTACGTCCGATTAACCCAAGAGGTATAAAATGGGAGGAAGATCATCGCGTGTAAAAGGGTTTGGTTACGAAAGAGAAGTCGTAAACCAAGCCAAAGAGATGGGCTTTGAGGCTGAGCGCTGCTATGGCAGCAACGGGCAGTCTCGTGGCCTACACAACGAAGTAGACATTATCATAGAGGATGAATACTTCCAAGCAAAACGCTACAAACGTGTTGCCAAATGGCTTCGCCCACATGAAGCCGTCAATGGGGTAATCTTCAGAGAAGATGGAAACACAGAGTCACTTGTTTGCATACCCCTGTCTCACTATCTAAAACTCAAGAGGAACAATGAGGAAGTTTGACTACGAAATGCTAAGGTCAGAAAGACTTCGCAAAGGAATGTCAAGGGAATATCTCTGCTCGTCAATTAATGTAAGTAGAGATACGCTTAAGCTTTGGGAGTGCGGTATGCACAGGCCAAGCGACGTAAGCATATACTTTGACTGGTGCGAAAAGCTTGGTATCAACCCGTTAGAGCCCGTTAACAAACATCAATGGTGGACAGATGGCGAACAACGCACTGAAAATGCTTGAGGTAATAGGCTACACCTGCAAACAAGCTGAAATTACGCAACAAGAGCTGCTTAGCAGAAGCAGAATAACGAGGATCGTTATCCCGCGCCAAGTAGCACAGTACCTATCTTACGCTATACACAACGTAAAGATTGTTGAAATAGGAAGGTTCTTTGGAAATGATCACAGCACAATCATACACAATCTCAGAAAAGTAAAGTGCATGATACAGATCAAAGACCCAGAGTACATGGAGCTACTGGAATCAGTAGCAGAAAGGTACTCAGAAGTTTAAGATCTCTTGGGGGGTGGCAATAGCCATCCCCCATTTTTTTACATTGGAATAAACATGGCGTGAGAGCCATCGCCAAGAACCACACCGCAGCCAAGGGTAGGTCTGTATCTAAACGGTTTGCTGTACGCCATGGCATAAGAGGTTTCGTCAATACCGCAACCAACGTTCATGCCAAATATGGTGTCCTTTGGACCGCTGGTGTACTGAACACCGCCCCAACTATGAACGTGGCCAATCACAGTTGACTGTCTGTTAGCCATAGCTTTGTTAAGGGCGGCATTTTTACCGCTGGTTCCAATACCATGCTGATACAAAACGTCGTCTATAAGAGCCTCATGCGTCCATACCCAGCCGTCAGGAGCCTCCCATATATCTCTGTACGTTTTAAGGAAGCGACGCGGTAGACCAGCGCTGAAAGCCTTTCTGAAGGGCAGGGCTCCGTGGTTACCAACAAGCACCGTTACTTCAGGGAACGCCTTGTACCACGCCTTCAGTTCGTTAAGGCAAGACTCTGCCTCCATTCCTGCTGATAGGCCGTCTGGGTCAGACTCATGGTATGAAATAGCATGATTGTCTACCTCATCTCCAATGTGTACAACGTACTCACAGTCGTACTGATCTTTTACCCAAAGACAAAAGTCTAAGTAGTCTGGGTGCACAAATGGAATATGAGTATCCCCAATTACCAACACGTTGCCAACACCGTTGTCTGCAATGCGATCATTAGCAACGTTTCTGTTAACAACGCCAAGCTCTCGCTCAGTTGGTTGCTCGCCATCAAAGCTACCAATCTTAACAGAATAGAATATAATCCCAGCCATGTGGCGAGAAAGGTTATACTTCTGAATAAGATCGTTCTGGTTGATAGCGCCAGACTTAATGCTATCGCGCTCTTTAGTGGCGACAGTGACTATGCGCTCTTCGTAACTATCGCTCATTATTGTTCTTCTATTGGAATCTCTCCTATTGGAGAAGGATTTGTTCTAGGCGCTTCTTCTCTTAGCTCTCTCATGTAGCGAGACATTCTGTGAAGCGGTACGCCAGTCATAAAGTCTACGGTCATAGACGGGTTAGCTGCTGTGCGGGCAATATTTCTACCCATAAGCCCAAAAGGAGCAAGAGTATAAATATGATAGTCAACAAATCTATCAACGTCTCCACCAGCAAGTGCAGTTAACGCCGTAAATATACGAGTAGACGGAGGAAGAACTATGCCTGTAACATTTAATGGGTATGGCAATGTTCCGAAGAATGCTTTTTCTTGCTCAGTTTCACTTCCAAAGAAGTAGTCAGAAAGATCTTGTATGTAGTTAAACGGTGCTGGTACAATGGATTCAAACATCGTGTACGGCAACGCAGATGCAAGGCCAAGCATAAATAGGTCAGCTTGTACAACACGCTTGTACTTGTCAAACTCTACCGTCCCCTCTTGATAGCCAGACTCACGGGCTGCCTTGTAAACATCGCGTCTAAAACGAATAGAGTTCCAAGACCAAAGCTGGAAACGAGAGAAAATCTTGCCTATGCTGCTTGAGCTAAAGATGGGACGTTCTGCTGAGTTGTAGAGAAACTGCGTACCTTTAACCCCACGCAATGCCATCTCAATGATCTCTGGGTCATCAAACTTGTCAAGGTTCTTGTTAGACCCAAGAACCTCTCTCGCCTTAAAGTAGTGGGCCATAAACGATCTCATGCGAAGATCTCGTTCTGGGGCACGCATAAAGTATGCGGCAGACTGAATAAAGTCCTCGCTAAGCTCATTTCGTTTGGCTATTGCAATAAGATCAGAGTCATCAAGGCTTTTGCCGCCTTTGTATGCAGAAGTAATAGAAGAAATGCTTTCTGCAATAAAGTTTTTAACATTGCGAGCCTCAAACTTGGTTGGGTTGAGATTTACTTCTTGTATAATAAACGCTTCAACAGCACCTCTTTCTGCTGCAAACTTATATAGGTCTTCTTTAGAGCGCCATTCTGGGTTGATGCTCTTCCAATAGGATGGTCTAAATGTGTTTAACCAAGGCCTAAGTCCAGTAGATACAATAGTCATGGTATTGCCACCAACAACGTTGTTGGTAACAGACCTAGTGTTGGCAAGAAGACTCATCATGTTCCACTTGCCCTCCATGCTGGAGAACCTGCGGATCTTGGATGCAGCACGCTGGATCTCTGGATGGCGCGTCCAATCCTCGCCATTTCTTGCAGCATCAGCCTTAATTTTTTGAACCCTATTGTACTGATCTATATTGAATCGTTTTACAATAGTCTCATAATACTTGTCAAACGCATAGCGATCAGACGTATAGTATGCCGCACTTTTGGCAAGCGTTGGGTTGCGTTTCAGATACTCATCACTGTACATGGTATCATGACCAAGCACCGTACGTAAATAGGTGCGGCCCCACTCTGCCCATTTGCCAGTATATTCACCAGCGCTCTTACGGGCCTCAAACCTATTCATCTCGTAGTTTGCTACAACAGTAGATAAAGAGTCGTAATAACCCTTCGTTATGGTAGTGATGTAGTTATTTATAGCCGCATCAGAAGGATCATACCCAGGCATTGGCTCTCTGCCGCGCGACTGCGTGGGCTTTGGCTTTACAATAACCATAGTACCATCAGAAGCTCTTGGCGTTGTAAATGCAATGTCCTTTAGGCTTTGGCTAAATGCGTTCTCTGGAGCAGCCATAGTTGCGTACATCTGGCTGATCCTAATCTTAAGCCTATTGCGCTCGCTATCGCTAGTGGCGTTGTTAAGCTGATCCTCAAGCTTCTGGACATACTCTTTTGCAATAGAACTAGGTATGCCATTGTGCGGAAAGTAGGCAAACATGTTGATCTCGCCCACTTGCCCAACGTTTATGCCCTTGTCAAGATTTTTAGCACCTTGCTGAAGAGCGGTCATGCCAGCGTCAAGAACATCGGCTGCCTCGTATTCGAACGGATTGCGCTCGTATAGATTCTCTACAATCTTTTGGAAACGAGCATCGCCAATCTTAAAGGATCTTCCGTTTCTGCCAGCAACTTCAATGGCAAGCTTCTCAATCTGCTGAGCATGGAGGATTCTGTTTAGGCCATCAATGCCAACAATGAAGTTGTTATTGCGGCGTGACATATCAAACAAATGATTTATCGTTGCATCAAGGTCAATTATTCCTTTTTCCTTGTTTTTGTAAATAAGATGTTTTTTAGCACCCTCTTTGTTAACAATGAGTTTGTCATAGATGCCCCTAAGAACATCTGTGATACCCTTGTTGACTATGCCAGCGTTTGGGTTGTCAATCGTTCCAAATAGTTCTTTGCCCTTGACCTTTCTAACCGTAGTCTCAAGCTTGCCAGAATTGTCTCTGATAAACCTACCATCACTGCCAATTTTAGGAACAGCTGCTGTATATGTTTTTTCAGACAGCTCTTTGTACAGCTTCTCTATGTTCTTGTATCGCTTCCAAGCAACGGTTTTGTTGTAGCCTTTTTTGAAAGCACCAAGAGAGCCATCCTCATTAATCTTTCTAATAAGACCAATCTCGCGAAGAGCAGTGGAGATGATAAATATTTTTTCGCCGTCTTCCCTGAAAGACTCTTGCTCCAAGAAACTGAGGTACTTTGAAAACTTTTCTTGTTGCTCTGCAACAACTCTTGCATTACGGTCGTGCGCGTAGCCAAACACAACCCTCATCCTGTCAAAAGAAGTAAAGAACTCTCGTACAGGTAAAACCTTGATCCCATCTGGGGTAATAACCTTTTTGTTGACAGCGGCCTCTAGCTTGCCGTCAAACGGCTTAATTTGTTCAATTACCCTATCTGGAAACTGCATGTATGCCAAGGCTGGCAAATCTCCTTTGCCCTTGCTAAACAGATTCCATAAAAACCCGCCTCTAGACTTATCGAAGTAGTCTATAAACTGGTCTATTTCTCTAGGTGTCCAAAGCTCTGGCGGAATAGGAACGCCTTGGCTGTCGCGTATAACGCGACCTCCGCCGCCAATCATCATCTCACGAATGAGATCGGGATGCTCGTGGAAGATCTCCTTGATACGATTAATCTTGGCTCGCTCTTCTGGCGTGAACTCAACCCCTTGCTCCTTGCCAGTAATGCGGCTAGTGAATGACTCAACCTCTTCCACTTCGCGTGGAGATACTGGATCTTCTGGAAGGTCAGTTTCTGGGTCTTTGGTTATCTCAACACGCCCAGTCTCGCTAAATCGTGGCTCTGCAACACGCTCTTGAAAGGCATCTTCACCCCTAGCAACGTAGGTGACGGCTTCAGCAAAGTCTATGTTAGTCTGTTTGCTTATGCCTTCCCAATCAATAATGGTTGTGGTTTGTTTGGCAAAGGAATTGGCTCTCTTTCTTGCTTCTGCAACAAGGTCAGATATGGCCTCTTCTCGTGCGGCTTCAGCATTTTTTCCATCCTTTACTTTAGAAGCAGCAAGTTCTTCAATCCTTTTGTTTACCGTTGATATAGGTATAGAGCGCAGAAGGTTCAGAGCCCCCTCTGTTGTAGTGTCTGACATTCTTCTGCCGCCACGAGCAATCATCTCAAAGTAAAGACGAGCAGACGATCCATAAGCATCTTCAATGTAGAAGGCGCGCTCAGTCATATCCTTGAAGATGTCTTCAATCCTCTCGCCAGATCCCCTCCTTGCCCGAGAGAGTCTTTCTATATAACCGTTATCACCTTTAAAGAAGGACTGTATTTCTTCTATTGCTACAAGCGCACCGTCTCTGGTGTACCCCTTTTCTTCCATCTGGCTGATTGCGGCACGACCTCGCCTATCAAGGGCAACCATGCTGCCAAGACCAGTAATTGTGTTGCGGTAAGTATCGCCAGAGCCAGAACTAGGCACTCCAAAACCCTCTACAAGGAATCGCGTAATCTTAGACTGATCGTCATCTGAGCGGAATATGTTTTCATAACGCTCGATGATCCTATTTACACTACTGCTTGAGACAGTAGGTATAACAGACGCAGGATCAGTAATAGTGTCTGCGCTTGGGCCTTTTCTAATTACCTCCGCAAGCCTAATGACTCCAGCGTGGCGTGGATGATTATAGGTATCAACGTCGGCAAATCTAATTAATTCAGATTCATTTCTAACATTAGCGCCAATTTCTCCAACCTTCCTTTCAAATACACCTTCAATTAGTTTTGAGTTTCTCTGATACTCTATTGCATCCTCATACTTTTCTTCTGGAACAATCCTTCTTATTTGATTATTTAGCTCTCGAGATATATCCTGAGCTGTTTCTCTGTTAATTCCGTCAGCAGATGAATTAATCCCAGTAGTAATCCACCTATTAAACCTTGCAAGTTCTTCCCGATCATTATTAGCAAGGTCGTATAGGTAGTTCCTTACGCGCTTAGATATGTTTGCGTAAACACCAATTCTCCCTTTGCTGCCACTTGATATTGCGCCAGCCGAGTGTAGCTCAGTAGGAGAAAACAGGGATGCAATTTTTTGCTCTGGGCTCCTGCCAGCTGGTTTTGGATAGGGTTCAGCAGCAACGGTTCCTTTCGTAGACCTAAAGTAGTCCATGATAGGGCCAGTGCCAGCTCCGTTGCCATCAACGTCTTGGTACCAGAAAGCCTTATCAATATCAATATCAGCACCGCCCATGCGCTTTAGCTCTTCGCCGTGGACTATCATACCGCTACCCTTGCGCTGACCAAAGCCAGCAATGCGAAGCGGAAGTACGCCAGCGGCAGAGTCGTTAGGCACACGGATAAACAAGAACGTAAGCAAATCCTCCATCTGCTTACGCTTTGCCTTGTCTTTCTCAACTAGATACTCATCAAATGCTTTGCCAAGGGATTTCTTTTTGCCGTCAAGCCATTTGATTTTTTGGCGGCGCATACCTTGGTTGAACACAACCCATCCCTCTGGAAGGTAGCCCTTCTCTAAAGCATCGGTAAGTTCTTTTGGCATATTTTTATATGCGTCGCTCTTGCCCATGCCAGCAAGATGTCGCTGCGTAAGCCCATCAATAGAAGTAAAGATAGACTGCCCGCCAACCTCAACCTTTGGCTTTGAAACTCTAGTATAAAAATAGTTGCGAACGCGGTCATCTATAAAGTCCTTGACACTAGCATCGAGATCCTCAAATCCTCGGCCTAGGTATTCTGTATCAATCAGATCGTTGAGAACCTTCTGAGCCCTTGCGTTGGGCCTATCTGCCTTAATAGAATAGTCGTTATCTGGATCTGGCAGATTTTTTCTAAGAACCTCTTTAAGGAAGAAGGCCCTCTTCTCTGGAGAAACAGTAGAAGAGTTGTTGTAATAAGCCTCTGCAAGAGAAATCGCGCTTACATTGTCAATGTCGAGATCTTCAAATGACTCATCATCAAAACGCTGAGTCTGCGCCTCATCGCCATCAAAACCGCGCTCGTAAATATTCCTAACAGCAGCTCTTGCAACTGGGTCTGCGATGTCATCAGCAAACTGAGATACAAGCCTAACGTCTCTAGAGTTTACTTGGTTAAGATGTTCGCTTGCGCCAATGTTAACTCGTATAGACTCAATAGGAGCTTTGTAAATAGCGTTGGTGTTTGATAGCTCAACAACTGGGGTGTCTTTTACAACTTTAACTTTGTAGTCAACCGTCTCTCTAAAGCCAGTTTGCTTAACACCGCTTGCAAATGTGAGGAAGGATATGTCGTTCTCTGCAAGACCAACGGATTCTTTTTCGCTAAGGCGAATAGCTGATACCTTGTGGAAGGTGGCGCCCAAGGCTCTGCCATCACGCATCTCGTTACCATAAGTAACGGTTAGCTTGATAGACCCAATGTTATCCTCAAGGCCAGAAGAACGAGCAATAGCGTCAAACACATCGGATCGCATAAGCAAAGCGCCGTCTGTGTTATCAAGCCTAGTTATCTTGCCAGCTTTTTCGCCAAGAGAAGAAAGTAATCCAAATGACGATTCGCCATCAGAGCGTATGTCATTTATAATGGCATAGTTAAAGCCACCATTTTCAACAACGGTGGGGGAAGATTCGTTTGCTCTAACGCTCTCAAAGTAAGGCGTATTCAAAGAAAAGTTAGAGTCTGCAAAACCCTGCATCCTTTTAACAAGCTCATCAGAAGATGAGATAAACTTGTCTGGGTTACGCACCATTTCCTCGAATGGAACATAGATCTTGTTGCCCGTATCTGGGTCAATAGAGCTATTCATTTCCTCTATGACCCTAATGTTGTTTAGGGCATTAAGGTCATAGTATTCTTTTGCGCTAAGCCCGCCTATTTTGCCCCTAAATATAGCAGCGTTGTTGTATTCTGCGGAAAATAGGCCCCTTTCAATATTATATGCCCCTCTAACACCAGGCGATATTTTATCAAGTCTAGAAAGCGTATCGTCAAGCTCTTTTAAGGATGCTTCGATTCCTTCTCTTGTGTTTAAATTTTCAAGCAAAGACGGGACAATAGTTGTCTGACCCTTTCCCTTTACTGGAGAGAAAACAAATCTTCTAAACGGACTAGGAGATTTGCTCAAGGCTTTCACAGTGTCAACAAGACCATCAAGAGTGCTTTGCCTTATCGTCCTTGCTTCAGAAACGGCAAGTCTGTTTCCGCGAATCCTTTTAACAATAATAGATGGAAGCCCAACAGCATCAAGGAAAGTCTGATCTCCAACCTCTCTAATGTCTTGGCCGCGATCAGTAAGCTTTCCAATTTGAATAGAACCATCAGAAGCAATGTAGCCAGCAAACCTTTCTTTTGCTTTGAGATATGTGTTTATCGTCTTCCTAATAAGAAGATCATCTGCTTCAGTAAAGTTGGCCGTGGGATCAAGGTCATTCAGCCTAGATCTAAATAGCTCAACGTCCTCTGGCCTATCTCCAATTACCTGTCTTGTCCCAATAACTTCAGCCGTTACTGGGTCAATGTCATCTGTGGGACTGTTGATAAACTTAGATGCTTCAATAGAAGCACGCTGGAAGAACTCAGAAGGTGTATCAGAACGTCTAGACAGCATCGCCAACGCTTGCTCAAACGCTCCTATGGATGGCTTGTAAGCCTCTTCTTCTGCTTTAAGACGCGGTATAAAACTGTTTGCAACAACAGGGTCGCCTTGGTACAGAAGTGGCGTGATAATGCTTTCTGCTTCTTTGCTCGCCTCTTTGTATGCAGCACGAGCCTCAGTCTTTGCCTGTTCCTCAGTCTTGCCTTCTTCAAGACGCTCTTGGAAAGTTTTTACGTATGCTTGCGAAGGGACCGTGTATCTAAGAAGATCTTCTGGGCGAACACCCATCTCCGCAGCTGCCTCTTGAACAGCCCTGTTGATGAGCGCTTCTGGTATGCGGACTGTACCCTCAAAATCTTCCCCAAGAATGTTTTCAAGAATCTTGGCTTCGCTTCCGTATGTAATATCTATGTCGCGATCTACAACTTCCTTAACTTCTTTAGGCAGATTCTTGTATTCGTCTAAGTCTTGAAGGTCGTCAATAGCACGTCTGCGATCATTGCGGTTTGTGTACTTGTTGACATTCTTGCTCAAGAACTCGGCAGCTTGATAGTCTTTTAGCGGGCGCTCCATGCTGCCAAACAAAGCGCCAAGAGCATACTCATATACCTGCACAGGCAGAGGATCGCCAGCAAGAGTAGATCTGCCTCCAGAATAAATAGTGTCAGCAGCAATACGGGCAAACTTGTTGGCAGCTTCGCTTCCAAGATTTACAAAGTTTGCAATGCCCCTAAAGCCAGCACCTGAAACACCGCCCTGCACAAAGCTTGCAGCCATTTGGTCAACGCCATACTGCCAGCTAGATACAGCGCTTGCGGTACCAAGCCTAAAGCCCTCCTTGGCTATATCGCCAATCTTGGATACGGTCTGCTTCTGAAGTCCTTTCTTGATAAAGAAATCAGTGGCGCTTTTGGCAGCGGTGCTAGAGGCAACGCCATCTGTAATCTTGTTAGCAACCCAAAAAGGAACACTCGTTACGCGATTAACAGGAGTCTTGCGAAGAGTAGAAATTGTTTGAGCAGCGGCCTTCCTTCCTATTTCGCCAGTAATAACCCCAGCTTGCTTCGCTGAAAGAACGCCACGAATAGCAGTACTCGTAAGAAAGCGGCTTGCGGTACCAACGCCAGGCACAAACCCAACAAAACCAAGAAGATAGCCAAGGTTGTTAGCTATCTGATCAGCAGTCGTAACGGGGCGGTCCCCAATTTCAATAGTGGTAAACCCCTGAACAACACCACTAAGCACGTTGCCAAGAACGCTACCAATAGTAGCTTCTTCGTGCATAGGATCGCGTCCAAAGTCAACATTTAGACGCTTAGCAGCATTGGCTATCTGGTCTACCTGCTCATTGGTAAACGCATAGGGGTTAGCCCTGTACGCGTTATATACGTACTGATACTGCTCTTCATTCATTGGCTACCTAGTTAGTCTTCTTGCGGCAACATGCTTACAAGGGCGTTAGCAAAAGGCTGACCCACAATATTAATAAAGTTTTGCCGTCTGTCGCGAAAATTTTGATACTCTTCTAATGTGGTTAATTCGCTTTCTAGACCAGTAGCATATTCGATTTGCCCTGGTGTTTTTGGAAGAATTGCTCTTAAAACTAGCGGTAGTTGTGGCGGGAGAGATTCAATGTTTTCCCTCCGATACTTTTGGCGAACACCTCTTTCTGTAAGCAAGCTTCCTTTTGCTTTTTCAGCTTCTTCGAGAGCATTGAAAAATGCATTATAATAAGGGCTAAATGCTTGTTCTTGTCCAGGATTTTTTTCAAGAAAATCAAACATAGTTTGCTCAGCAGCAAGCGCTTGCTCAGCAGTAAGAGCTGCGGGATTAATTTGCACTTGTCTTGCAACATCCACTAGAGCGCTCTGCGCTCTTCCAAGTTCTTGTTTAGTAGCAGTTGCTGATTCTTGAGCCGCAAGTTCACCTTGTGCTACTTTAATATTTAACTTTGATGCAAGCTGCTCATTCTCTGCGGTAATTCTTTGTATTTCAAAAAGAGCATCTTGCTGAGCCTGAATAGTTGGGAGGCGATCAAGCTCACCTTGAAGGCGTCTTATCTCAAGATCGTTTGCTCTCATCCTCTGCTTGGCTTCTTCCCGCCCGAGATTAGAATCAATAACTGCTCTTTTTTCTGCGCTGACGGCTCTTTCTTCAGCACTTCTGGCCAAGCCCATTTCAAAGTCTTGCATTTCTTGGGCGCGGAAGTCAGCCATCATTTGGCGCTCTTCCCCACGCATAGCACGCTCTTCTTGGCGAGCAAGCATAGCCATTCTGTCGCGGTATTCGCGAGCCATCTGTTGTTGTTGCTGGATGCCAGACACAAACTGCTGGCCAGCCATAAGTGCATCAATTAGAGCCATGTTTATCCACCAAAGCGAAATCTACTTGCAAGAGTTCCGTAATCAACACCTAGGGCTTCAGCAGCAGATGAGCCAAAAGATGGTATGTTTGCCAAAGGAGCTGGATTTAAAGTTGGCGTTCCTCGCATTTCAATGGGAGCTTGGAGTCGCGTAGAGGTTGGTGGCATTGCTTGAACGCTACTCGTAACATTTGATGGAGCCATAGCGCCTTGAATACCAGCGGCAAGGGCAAAGCCACCTACCTGAGCAAGCTGTCCGTATGCTTGCTGCGCGCTTTGTTGTCTTGTCTGAATACCGCCAAGGCGAATCTGATTAGCTGTATCAGCGGCTCTCATCTGTCCCTGAGCCATTGCCTCAGAAAGCCCCATGCGAGCAGAAAGATTCTGTTGGCGAAGGTTAGCGGTAGCACCAAGAGCCGCCTGACCAAGTGCCGCTTGCTGGCGAAGCTGCTCAGTACCCATAAGTGCTGCAAAAGCATTACGCCCACCACCGCGCATAGCCGCAGACGCTTCAGCTGTCCCGCGATCAAATCCATAGCCAGCCATACGTGCTTGCTCAAGGCCCATCTGTCCAAGATTTTGACCTTCAAGTTCAGCAAGTAAACCACCAATAGGAGCAAGAGCAGCGTCGTACTGCCCCTGTACGCCAGATGCAAGGCGATCCATTCTGCGAGCGGCCCTACGCCCAGCTCGTGCTTGGCCAATCATCCCAATTCCTGAGAGAATGCCCCCGCCAATCATAAGTGCTGCTGGTAATGGCATAACATTTAAGTGCTTTAATTTGGATTTAAGTTAGCAAAACTATTAATAGTTAGCAATAAAAATTGTTTAGAC